TGTGGTCCACTGGCCCTACCACCAAAGGTCTTTAGTCTAGCTCCAGCAGCACGTATCTTACTTGTATCTATCTTGGGTATCCTGTTCGTATAGAGGAAAGATATAAGATCTTTGAAGGCTCTTGCCCATCCTTCTTTGGAATCAGCTATACTAATAACATCGTCTGTTCTTTCAAAGTCCACATCGGGAATGGTGGGAAGCTGATTAATATACTGACGTTCCACAGAGAATCCCACTCCTGTTCCGTTCATAAGAATATAAAGTATCTCATCAAAGGACTTTGGATTGTCCACTGGTATGTAAGAACAATTGTATCCTGCTATGTTCTCACGTTCCAAGGCAGGACCAGCAGCCATTAATGATCTCATGCTTGGCATTACCTCAAGAGATAGAATAGCATTCTTAATCATTGACCAATCTCTCGTATCAAGCTGATCTTTAATACCAAGATTATTCTCCACATGATTACGAAAGAAACTAATTAATCTACTAACAGTCTCATCCCATGTTTCCCTACGTCCTTCTTCCTTTAGCCATCTGGAATATCTAGACAAGTATATAAAGTTCTGGTACTCACTTGGTAAGCTCATTTGCATTTCTCCTTGAGCTAAAGTTTATATCAAAGTTCACTAGACATCTATTACTATTTTTTGGAATGCCTCCTCCATGAGAAATAGAACCGTTAAATAATAAAATTCTCCCCCTTTTAGGTTCTACTTCTTGAATTATATTTTTGTCATCATCAAACAATACTGTTGCCCCATCTGAATCATTTACATAATATATCAATACAGAATGTGGTGTAAATAAATCAGTATGTGGAGCACCATGTTTAAGTTTTGTATCTTGAGGACAAGTAAGCATAACACGAGCCATTAGTACATCTTCCAAATCTATATTTAATGCAAGACATGCTCGTAATGGGATTAAAGAAAAATTAGGAAAATTAGTAGACAGTCTCACACTATCCTTTAAAACATGAACAAAGGATAAAGGTGGTCTTATATTTTTATTTTCAATTATAGTAGGTTCATACTTACATTTGTATTCAATCGTCTGAAACATTTCTCCTACTATTGATCTATCTGTTTTAACATTTACACCAAGAGTAATTAATTCAAAATAATCTTGAAGATATTCTGGTATTAAATCATCCCTTACGAGAATCTGTTGATGCTTCAATGTCTTCTCCATATCTAAGTTCTAAAATCATTTGTGCATAATGAATAACCTTTTGTATATCTCGTGCTCCTTCTCCTTTTATCCTGTGTCTAGTGATATACTTTACCACATTTCCTTCCAGAAAATCAAGTTCATTAGCATAAATGTAATCTACTGGCTGTATCTTTAATTTACTATAATGATCTCCACCTACTTGATAATCTCGTGTAGACATTCATTCCTCTCCTTACCATATTTATCTTTCAGATAATATTTGATATATTCTATATCGAAAGTTTGATTTCTTTTCTGAATTAATAACTTCATAAGCAAATCCTCTAACGGAAGTGGAATCTATATCTGCACCATCACAGATAAATTGAAAGTTATCACAAGTAACTCCAACGCTACAAAAGAACCACCTCTTTGCTTTATCTTTTGTTACAATATCAGAAATGTTAGTAGCATCCAATAGAGCTTGAAGAATTACAGCTAAATAAAGACGACGTTCAGGCACCTCATGATCAAACAGAACTATAGGATCTACAAATACTTCTTTATTTTTATTTGGTTTGTACATTTTGTTTTTTTAATTGACCCGTAATGGGATCTCTTGCCATATTCTTTATAATTTCAGATCGTTTCTTTCTATATTCAGGATCTTTATAAAACTCTCTTTCACCTAGTTTCTTTCTTGCTTCAGGATCTGAGTAGTATTTCTTTGACCTTTCAGATTGTTTCTTTCTAAATTCAGGATCTTTATAATACTCTCTTTCACCTAGTTTCTTTCTTGCTTTAGGATCTGAGAATTGTTTCTTTGCATTTTCAGATTGTTTCTCTCTCCATTCAGGATCTTTATAAAACTCTCTTTCACCTAGTTTCTTTCTTGCTTTAGGATCTGAGAATTGTTTCTTTGCATTTTCAGATTGTTTCTTTCTATATTCAGGATCTCGATAGCTCTCAACAGGACGATAGAACTTACCACCTACTCTTGAGTTATAATAAGCTGGTTCATCTGTTCCTTCAAGAGTGGAGGAAAGAACATTAAATTTCATCTGATAATATAATTCATAGTAGTGTAAACTACGTTTATTTTTATATTCAGCTATGATCTGAAATTTAAAATGTTCTTTCCCTATCTTCTCAATATCTTTCAGTAACCATTTAGAAGAACCCATATATCTTTTCCAATTGGATTCTGTTTCTTTTAATTTACGATACGATAGATATTGTTTACAACCTATATAACCTTTTCCATTCTGAAGATTGGTTATTAAATAAACAAACCCAAACTTATCAAGATTGGGAACAAATACTTCCTCCTTTCCATATTGAACCCAATGATGATCTACCAATTGACAACCTCTGGTACATCAGGAATCTTTGCAACCTTTGTAAGATATCTATATCCTCTTGCATAATTGAATACTCGTAATCCTTGCCCATTATTAACATCCTTCCAGCATTCCCGTTTATGATTACAATATATACAAGATGTTCCTAATCTTTTATTACCTGAAACACCTTCTTTAACATCACTATAACAACGATTAGGTGGACTTTTTCTTTGTACCAGCTCCTTAATATATTTAACTCTGTCTTCTGCATTTATCATCTCTAAAGAATGAACAGGAGTTAAACATATCTCTCCACTCTGTTTATTAATAGCAAGAAAAGCAGCTTCATCTACCTCATTTCCTTTAGCATAAGCAGATATCTGTGCTATATAACCAAAGGGATCATCTCTTACCAAGTCTGCCTTCTCAAACTTTTCAAATCCTCGTGGAGAAGTGGACTTACAATCAACAAGAACCCCGTCAATCACACAATCCTGATGACCTTTCACTCCTTCAACACTAACTTCCTTCTGAGTATCAGTAACTATATGCCCTGATAATCTAGATAAAGCTATTAATAATTCTTCCAAGATATACCCATATAAAAACTTGATACGAGTAGAAGAAGAAACAGGAGCACTCTCCTTCTCCATATTTATATCATACCATAATTGTCTATCAGGTTTTCCTATTGTAGATAATCTTAAATTATTTCTACTCCTTTCTTTTTCATATAGAGCTGTCTTTAAATGTTCTTTTATATTATCTCCAAATTCATTTATACATATATCTATTTCTTTTTCATCCAAAGAAATATCATCGGAATGAAAAAGATTATAAATATCTTTGACTAGTGTATCTATAGTTTTCATATAAAAAAAGGGAGAGGCTTTTACACCTCTCCCACCCCCCTATCTAAGATGCAAAAGGAATGTCTTCATCTCCTTCATTACTGGTAAACGAACCATCAACAACATCAAAAGCTTCATCAGATTCCGTATTATAAGGAATAAGATCAGTTACCTGAACTGCTCGTAAGTCAGCCGATACACCAGCTCTTCCCTTAAACTCCCACTCATAAGTTGTGTAGTGTACATTAATCTTAGAGCCATTACCAATAAGGGTATTGGTCATAGTACGCTTCTGACCATCAACAAGATCAGGAGCACGGTTGAGAGAACCGTCTTTCCGACGAACCCGACGCTTGACCGTAACAAAATCTTCACGATCATCACCTTTATTTTTAACAGCAAGTCCATCTTTCTTAACTATATCCAAGTTTTTCTTATCAAGATTAGTAACGTCTACCGTCCATACACCATCAGCATCGAAGGTGGTATTTGGATTGGTAATCGCTGCCCAATAAGCATTTCCTGAAATTACTGACATATTTTTACAACTCCTTTTCTAGATTTTAAAAACTAAATGTCTCATACTTTTAATCCTTTGTCAAGTATTAATGTGTCATGGTCCATGTTTCTCCATCTTTCCACGTACTATCCAAGGGACACTTGAATTTTAATTTACGTTCTGTATCTTTAATAGCCTCTTGTGTTATAGTTCCAAATCGTTTTACATCTCCTTTCGCCACCTCAAATTGATATTCATCGTGAATGGAGGCCACTAATTTGGCATCTACTCCTGTACTATTAACTCTTTGTATCATATTGACCAACCAATCCTTACATATACTAGCCCCGGCTCCCTGTATTAATGTATTAAGGCTACTGTGAGGACTTCTTATAAACAGAGTACGTCCATCCACACCTTTAATCTTCCCCCTCTCAGCGGCTCTCTGAACGCTATTACGTACCCGTTTTAGGGCAGGAATACCAGATAGGAACCTTTCTATAAGTTCTTGTCCACGTTTTGTATTACCACCCACAATTTTACCTATCTTAGTAGCACCTGCTCCATACATGAAGGCATATATTAGTGTCTTTGCCTGATCTCTAACAGTTAATCCAGCCGTTTTCATGTTGG